AAAAAAATTCGCTACCGGATACTTGTCTATAGTAGGCCCATATATTAGCTGCTATGGTCTGTAATTCGTCTATAGGCTCCCCATATTCATCATATCCCCTAACCTGTTTAAGAATATCAATCTTTTTATCTCTTAATCGGTTATTCTTTTTAATATCTGCCATAATATCACTCCTTTTATAATGCTCTTTTAAATTCTTCGTAATGATCCATTAAACCTACATAAGCATTAAGCATACTGGCCGTGCCGTCTATCCTCATTTTAGGGCTTTGGTTTTTAATTGGTACTATGTTCCCGTTACGGTCTTTTTCAATCCCGGTATTGGTTAAGCACCATTTCAAAATTTTGTGATTATTGTAATTAATCTTTTTAGCTTTTAAATCGGCTCCCATTTGCTGCATTGGTAAACTTAATGTCTTGGCTCCTTGAATACATCTAATCATTTTAAAGCCGTGTTGCTCCATTTCATCAACCCAATATTTAGCTGAATAACTATCATAATAGATCCATAAAGGGGTTATATTATAATCGTTTACTATCTCTAAAAACCAGTCTGTAATATCTGAATATCTAATTGTATTACCAGTACATAGCCTTAATAGGCCCTGTTCATACCATTTATCATAAGGTATCTTGTCCCGTTCTACTCTTTCATTAAAGTTATCCAGGGGCAACCAATACATCTGGTGTATATATCGCTTTTCTGTTTTAGGATCCATTAATAATATAGTGGCTGCCGTTAAGTCGCCTGTAATTGATAGGTCGGCTCCACCTATAGCATAAGCCCCCCTAAAATCTTCTATATTAAAGGTTTCTTCATTGTTTATATCATCAAAGGATAGCCATGCACTATGCAGCGTGTCTCTAATATTAAAGTCTTTTACTAATAGGCCGTTTAAATCATTAGGGTTATTCTTGGCCCTTTCAACTTTCCTAATTAGATCATCAACCTTTTTAATTGTTCCTAGTGCCGGGTTTGCCTTCTGCCATTTCTTTGGATCCTTCCATTCTTCCCTAGCGTCCAGTTCATAAAGTACGGGTAAAAAACTATCATCATTAAAAGTACCGTCTACTACATTACAAGCGTATTGGTACATATCATCAAAGATACATTCCCTAATAGTTCCTGCCGTTGTTATCATTATCATTAAAGGCTGCTGCCTTGCCGATTGTGATTGTCGCATTACTTCGTATAGGTTTCTATCCTGTATACCGTGTAACTCGTCCATTATAACTAAATGGGCGTTTAAACCGTCTAGGGTGTTTGAGTTCTTACCTAATGATTGGAATTTACTAAATGTTAACGGGAAATATATATCTGCCTTACGCTTTTTAATATGTTTAGTTAATTCCGGGCTTTGCTTAACCATGTTATGGACTTCCTCAAAGATTAAATTAGCCTGGTCTTTTTTAGTGGCTACGCTGAATATGTCGGCCCCATATTCTCCGTCTGCAATTAACATATATAAAGCTATCCCGGCCAATAAAGTAGATTTACCATTCTTTCTGGCTACATAAAACATACTTTCCCTATAGCGTCTTAATCCTGTATTCTTATCTACAAAACCAAATAGGGCGGATATATAAGCCTTTTGAAATAACTCTAGTTTAACGGGTTTACCCGCCCACTCACCTTTACTATGTTTACAAAACCTTTCTATAAACTCTATAGGCTTATTGGCTTTCTGTTCATCAAAGATATATTTACCCTTGCCTTCCAGGTCTTTTATAAGCTTCTGGTACTGCTTATAAACCCTTTTAGATACTATTACCTTACCCTCTTGTATTTCGTTCCAATACTCCCTAATGTAGTTCATTAATCATCACCCTTTATAAAGTCTAGTAATGGATCCTTTGAAGGCTCATAATCTACCGGGGGTAATAGTTCTGTTAATTGTTTAATTGTCTGGGTGTATCTTTGTAATGTTTTATTATAGCCCTGTAGTGCCGGGTGTTCTCTATAAAATTCTTGTTTACCCTGTTTAAATAGTTCTACTGGCCCGTCTTTATCTACCTGGGCCTTTAATTCTGTTAAGGTATTCTGCATAAAAACTATTTCATTAAATAGGGTGTTGGCTATTGCCTGGCGTTCTTTGGGTATCTTTTTTAACATAGCTTTAACTTTTTTCATCTCTGCGGATATATCAATATCTTTCTTTTTACTCATACTATCTACCCCCTAATTTACTGTTTACAAGTATTACTATTATTACATATGTTACCCTGTTTACCCCTCCCCTAATCCTGTGTAACCTTGGAGGGGTTTATTTAAGTTGGCACGTGGCATTGACGGGGCGGCCCTGTTTAGCTTACCTGGGGTGTATGCTTATCGTGGTATTTTAACTAGGTTTCCGTTATCATCAAACATTAAGCCATTTTGTGTAATGTTATAATTACCGTGTAGCTTTTGGTGGCACTCATGGCATACGGCCATTAAATTACTCCAACTTAAAGTAATGTTAACATCATGTATATTCTCTGGTGTGATAGGCTCTTTATGGTGGCATATTACAGCTACGCCGTTGCATACTTCACAAACATAATTCTTACTTTGCATAAAAGCATTACGGCACTTGATCCATTCCTTACTATTGTAGAATGGTCTACTATAATCTTGGGCCATTACTTTAATGTCCTTCCTATTGCCGTTAAGGCTACTAATAGATTGTCTATAGTTCTCTTTAATCTCTCTGTGTCTGTGCCTTGTGCATTGTACCATAGCTGCAATATAAACCCTGCTGCCGTCTGTGCTAATGGATTAATAGGATTATCATTATCCCACCTTCTGCCTGTTGTAGCCTCCAGGTAATCTGGTATAGCTTCTAATAGTGGTAATATAATAGTGTCATTGTCTGGGCCGTCTAGCCTTAATATATCTCTTGCTTCCTGTATACTCATTAACATATATAATCAACTCCTTTTAATAGTAAAGGGTACCGGCTGCCTACTCCGGCTAACCAATACCCCCTACTGTTCTATTAATTGATATGAAGGCTTATTTAATTATGCTTCTGCCTGGTATAGCTTAACAAACGCTTCTGCTACCAAAGGTTTAGTATCGGCTATAGCTAACGCTCTGTAATCAATTAGGCCGCTCTTAAAGCTGCTTTCTCTTGATACTTCGATTAATATACCTTGTGGTATGTTATAGCCCATATAATCAAAGTTTCCTAGATATATGTCGCCGTCTGCTATGTTATCGTCAATTACTACTTCCTTACCTAAAATGTAGCCTATAGCTTCATTCTTTGGATCCTGTATAAAGATTGGTCTACCGTTTGCGTCTACTAATCCATATACGGACTTATAAAGTGTTGCGTTATTCATAGCAAATTTAGCGTTTGCTCCATAACCTCTTTTTAGTAATCCTAATGCTGCGGTAATGTCTGTATATGCTAATCCGTCTGTAGCACTATATTCTATAGCGTTGGTGTCTTTAGTCCAGGTAATAGTTTCTAATCCTGTACCTTCTGTAGATCCTTCGCCATTAATAACACTATCTTCAATAGTTTCCATTACACTATTTACTAACTCGTCTACTAGATAGCTTTCAAATGCTGCTATACTCATTCTTTGAGTAGCTGCTGAAATGCTAAATATTTTAATTATTTCATAGCCGCCAAAACTTACATAAGCTAAATTAGCTTTTTCAGTTTCTACTGCGTCCCCTTCTGTGTGCCATGCAGCTTTATTACTTGGTGTTGCTATTGGCACCCTAATATTTGTTGGTAGATTAAAGTTTCTACAATGTCCTAATAATCCGCCTTTCTTTCTGGCCTTGCTTATTACCTCGTCTAATGTAGCCGTTGGTAATACTGCTGCTGCGTTTGTAGTAGTATTAAAGGCATCTGCTCTTGTTTCTGTCATAGCCTGGTTAAATACTCTTTGTTCTACTTCTGTTAACTTATGGCCTAATAAATTCTTAAAGAAGGCTGATCTATATTCTTTAGTAGCAAATATTGCTTCTCCTTCTGGCATTTCAACTTTATTATTATCGTTGTAGTTCATACCAGTAATAGGATTAAAGATATTTACCTTACTTCTTGCTGCTGCTCTAGTTTCAATATTTTCTTTAGCTTCTTTCAAGCCGTCTAATTCAATGTTAAGGCTTCTTATGTCTGCGTTTGGATCTGTGTCTATAATATTGCCTATTTCTGCGGCCCTTTTCTCAATTTCCTTAATATCATGGTTTCTATAATAGTTAAAAGCTTCTGCTACGCTAGTGAACTACTCACCACTTACTCACATTCGTTCGTTGAAGTGGGAGCTTCTTGGTCAATAGTAGCAACCTACCAAGTTTACCCAAGCTCTAAGGGTAGTTCCTACCCCAATTGTACCAAAACTATATG